TCGTACTACCGCTGTTGAGGTTAGCTTTATCAATCCAAACGAGTTTTACGCAGAAAACAAAGAGGTTGTTGAAGATGCTCCATCGATCGAAAGATATGGTTATAACCAACAGACTGTTAGGGCTTTAGGTTGTACGTCTAGAGATCAGGCTCGTCGTCTAGGTCGGTATGTATTGGCGAGTAATACGCTTAACACAGAGACTGTTTCGTTTAAGGTCGGCACCGATGGGGCCATGCTTTTGCCAGGAGATATTTGTCTTGTTGCTGATCCCTTAAAAACACGAATAACTTCTGGAGGGCGTATTAAAACTGCTACTAATACAGGAATTGTCGCTGACAGAGATATTGTCGGGCACAATTCAACCGGGGACTGGTATCTATACACATATGGGAACTCAGGTATAGCTCAAAGAAATAAAGTTTCAAGTGTGACTGGCAGCAGTATTACTATCAATGGTTCGTTTGGATCAGTGCCTACATCTGTTCAAATGTGGATTCTGGTAGACGAAGCCAATGAAAATAGTTTCAGACGTTATCGGGTTCAATCAGTCGAAGAAGAGGCTGAAGGTACTTTCCAGGTCATTGCAATTCTTTATACAGACCGTAAGTTTGATTTTGTCGGCACAGGAGCTATTGACTACGGTGCATCGACCAGAACCTATTACAAGTCTAGAAACCCTGCAATCAATCCCAAGAAAATTAACTTCGGTATCCGTAATCTTTAACCATGCCTAATCGTGTTATTTGTGAGTGGGAACCTCCGTCTTATTTCCCTTATGTGACCCTAGACTCCGTTGTCTTTGGCGGCTTGTTTTCTCAGGCTATAGAGGACGATCGAATAGACCATTATGAAGTTGATGTCTTTGACGACATTGAGAATGAATTTATTAATATCGGTCAACCAAGGACGCCAAGAATTGAATTTAGTGGTGAAGATTTTGAAAACGCTACAGTTAGAATACGGTCGATTCTAAGAGACGGGACAAAGACTCCCTTTGTCACATCTGGACAGTTTCAGCTATTCGGCATGGTTGCCGAGTTTGACAACGTCAACAATCTTACACTTCTGTCTTTTATATAAATGGCTCTGTACGGACGTGATGCCAATGGTAATGACGCCTATATCCGTGGTACGGGTACAGGAGCATTAGCCGATGGTTACCTGACATTTCATGATGTCTTTTCTGACGAGGTTCTTTTTCTCGCCTCTAACATCACAGCTTCGGCTGATCTTGTAACTGCTGTCGCGTCTAAGAAAATTCGTGTGACTGCTGTCGCTATCAGTTCTGATGCAGCATGTACCATCAAATTTCAGACTAATGCGACAACCGATATTTCCGGTACTTTCCAAATTCCGGCTGCTGGAACCGTCTATTTGTCTAGTGACTTAGGACTATTCGAGTCTGGATCTGGAGAAAAGCTCAATGTCGTTCAAACGGGTACTGCAAACGTTGGTTTAACAATTTCCTATCGCCTAGTCTGATTATGACCAGAGTCTTCGGTCACCTGTTTTCCGATGATCGCAGTGGCATCCTGGCGGTGCAGCCATCTAAACCATTCTTCGGTTGTGGCAGGCATGAGCGCCACTTTGAAGTAATTGATGGGGCGATAGATCTGATATTAGATCCCACTCCTGCAGGGGTTCACTACATGGTGGGTTACAAGCAGGACGGCGACACTCGCCGCACTGATTTCACTATTAAGTGGCGTGTCCCGAACACCCCCGAGTTTGACGTTTCTCCTGGTGCCGACAACAGCATCAAGCCACCTAATCAGGTACTGCAATCCTCAACTGTTTATGAACGTGTCCAGCTCAAGCGTGTTGCTGGTGAGTTAAGTGAGACATTAGTTTCAAATCAGCAACTTAGAAGCCAATTAGCCGCCGCTGAGTTGCGTGTAAAACAATTAGAGGACGAATTACGGGCCTACCAGCGCACTACCGATTTGGTGCTCTCTGATCGCGACGAGACCATCTCTCAACTTCAGGAACAAACCGCCCCAGTTGTAAGAACTGTTTATCGTGACAAGCCAGTACCTCCCGAAGCTTTATATGAACGTCTAAAGCGATTAGAACAAGAAAATATGCGATTAGTTGAATTAAATTCTGAATACTATAAGTCAGTCGTGGAATTGTATCAGTTACAGTTAGATAAAGCGCGTAGTGGTCTTCAGGAACAACCTGTAGATCAAAACTCATCACCACAACAAAGGTTATTGCGTAAGCTCCTAGGTAAATAGCAAATGGCTCTTGACAATATTGCGGTTACTGTCAGAGAGGGGGACAGTTTTGACGAACTGTTTTTAACTATTGAAAAACCATGGGGCACACCACATAACGTAAGTAGCTCTGTATTGGTAGCTGACATCAGGCGTTTTTTCAACGACAGCACTACTCCTGCTTCTGCTGTTGATAGTTTTGGAATTGTCGAGCTTAATGCAGCTAGGGGTGAGATTGCATTGAAGCTTACAAGTCGGCAAACCGAGGCTCTCGGTCGTAATGTTCCCCTTGGCTATTCCGAGCGTGGCGAGGAGCAGTCTGGCCTTGCACTTTCAACTGATGCGTCAGATGAATTGCAAGGAAAGTATCTGTGGGACTTACGGGAATACTTCTCACTTAATCAGGCCACTGTTTCTTCAATTTCTGCAGGCACCTCATTCACTACTACGGGTGGTGTTACCGCCAACAAGGTTCGTATTACGACGAGCGCCGCTCACAAGTTAACTGTCGAGGATCAAATTATTCTTTCTGGGACTGGGCAAAGTGTCTATGATGGGGTTGATTTTAATGCAAATAAGCTATCTATTATTAGTAGCAACGTATTTGAAATTAACCCAACAACAGCAGGCGCACCTGCGTTTTCTGTTGGTTCCAGTCAAGGAACAGTAAGTGTCTACAAAGAGGACACACTCGCAATAGGAACCCTTGAGGTTCTCCCCCGCATCTCTAGAGATTCTGTTAGCTGAGTTTTAAGTTATGGCCAATGTTGAGGAAGGCGTAAGTGTAATCAGTGTCGGCAGGACTACGCCTGTACCGGCTGGCCAGAACACTTCCACCAATTCGCTTCCAGTTGTTGTCGCGTCGGATCAGACTCCGATTCCTATTCTTGACAACCTGAGTGCTCCATCCCAGGTTCGTGATGACTTGCTGGGTATCCCCCGTGTTCAGACGCCCCTAGCGATCTTCGATGATACAAACCTCATCGACGTGGATCCAAATATATGGGCTAAGAATGAGCAGACAACCGCTGGCGTCAAGGTCACACAGGTCAACCACCTGCTTGAGCAGAGTGCTGCTGAATGCCGCCTAAAGGTTGCCGCATCTAATGGCAACGTCGCAAGTCTGATCACTAAGCAAGCTTTCCCATATCAGACTGGACGTATTACGAGCGCATCTTTCGGTGTTGCGCTTTCCACCGATTCTTCCGCAACTCTTGAGTTCGGAATGTTCGACTCTTCGGATGGCTACTTCGTCCGTGTCGTAGGCACCAACCTTTTTTACGTTCGGCGGACATCCTCTGGTGAGCGACCCTCCGATCACTTGAATGGCTTTACAGGGCAGGGCACAGACCCCACGACTTTCACGGTTGATGCAGCGGTGATGGCCGCCCAGCCGAACAGGACTGACGAAGGCACCATTTACAAGATCATCAGCAACTCCCCCAACGTGATGGAGGAGATTGTTCCTCGTCAGTATTGGAACGGCGACAAGATGGTCGGCGAAGACGGGGCTGCCTTGATTGGCGCTGCAGATTCAACTTCGAGCCACAAGTTGAGTCTGACAAATCTCTGTATGGCAAATATTCAATACGGGTGGTACGGAGGTACTGGTTCTCGCTTGCTGTTCTATGTCCCCGAGGACGCCAACCTAGGTGGAGCCGTTGCCAAGAACGCACGGTGGGTGATCGCACATCAGCTCAACTGCTCAGATCGGATCCCCTTCCCATCACTCGGCAATCCGACACTGCCGATGCAATTCCGTGCTGAGAAGACCGGCACACTCTCTGCTGATGCTTACGTCAGAAAGTACGGCGCACAGATCAGCATTGACGGTGGAGACGCAGAGAAGCTTTCGATCTTTAGCCAAGACGGCTCCAAGGTAACCGGCATTGGCACCAGCACATTCAAGCCGCTGCTGGCCATCCGCATCAAAGAGTTGATCACTAATAACCAAGGGGAGTCAAAGCGCAACCTTCTACGAGCTTTCCCGTTGATGTTGTCGATGGTGAGTTCTCACAGGGCGCAGTTCCTGCTGGTTAAAAATCCAGCGACCATGACTGACGCGACAACGGCTGCTGTGACGACCTTCACGTCTTCTGGGACCCTGTCAGCTATTGAGTTTAATTCGCCTGACAGCGCCACGAATGCCATTGATGCCTTTACAGGCGGTGAACAACTCGCAAGCTTCTTCACCGGGGATGCAGACGCCGATACACAGTCGCTGACGGACATCTTCAGCTACGCCCGCCAGTACCTGACTCGCGAGGCAACGGCTGCAACAGGGACTGCAGGAGACGTACTTCTAATCGCCGCACGTTCCGTAGACAACGGATCAAACACCTGTAAAGCCAGCCTTACCTGGGGTCAAAGATGACAAAAACTGCCTACCAGCTTCCTGAAGATGTCGGACAAAACGCCGTCACTAGAAATGGGAAGGTTGTTCAGGCAGAGGGTAATTTCCCAAGCGGTCAGAAAGCTTCCGACAAAAGCATTCCGATTGTTCTGCCTAAAGAGAACTTTAACCTTCCGATCATTGACAACTATCGGTTCAAGACCGAAGTTGATCGGGACCTTCTGGGTTTTCCACGGCAGACCCGTCCTTACAGTTTTCTCGAAATCGACGATCAATTCGAGTTGTCAACAGACGACTGGGTTTTTGACGTTACAGGTTTAAACGAGAGGGCTGATGACGACAGCACACAATCTGCACGATGGACTCAGCTCAGCAATACATCTGCGGTTTATTCACCGGCACCAAACGGAGAAGTCAAATACAACGGCAACTCCAATTCAGCCCAGCTAATACTGAGTAATAACGACGGCGGGTTCCAACGGGCACGCATAGCGACGAAACGTCGTTACCGCTACCAGCCCGGTCGTATTGTTCGTGCAAGCCTCGCCACTCGTTTATCTGTAGAAGGCAGCCCGATCAGTCTTACCCGTCTCTGGGGTGTCGGCGATTCCACAGATGGTTTCTTTGTTGAGTGCAAAGGTGATGGTGAAGGTGATCGGCTAAATATTCTTTATCGAAATAGCGCAGGTAATGGTCTTACCTTCGAGACACGAGTTCCAAGATCTCAGTGGACTGGAGACAAGCTAGATGGAACAGGCAAGAGTAAACAAACTCTTGACCTAAGTAAAACTTTTATGACCCTTATTGAATGGGGGTGGTATGGAGCAAGCGATGTAAGAATCTATTTTTTTGTTGTAGATAAGGATGATCAATTACCTACATCAATTACACAAATTCCCAGATCACGTTGGGTTCTAGCGCATGAGCTAATTCTTGCAGACACGGCGGTTCGCAACGATCTAACAGAACCTGACGGTGCAGGCAGTACACGGTCTTACGACGTTCCGTCATTACGGACGCCGTCCTTACCTGTATTGATCGAGATCAACAACAGCGGAAACCTTGCTCGTTCCCATTTCATCGAACGATACGGCGCTTCTGTGCTGGTGGATGGCGGAGAGGACAACGGAGCAAAAATCAAAGTAATTGACGCAGGTTTTGACACGGCCATTCAACCTGTGATCGGCGGTAGCCACTCAGGTGCCGGTCAATCTGTGGTGACTATCCGCTCAAAAGAGGAGATCATCAATGCGGACGGAAAGAAGGTAAATAATCTTCTAATGACGGCTCCAACGCTGTTGAACATAAGCAGTTCAGATTTAGTGGAGATCGAGCTTTGGATGGATCCTGTAATGGTTCCACCCGATGAGGCCGGGCACATAAATGGAGTTTTACCATTTAAACCTGGCGATTATGTATCACCATTCAATATCGTCCCTCTGCTGATTACTAGCTTTGACCAGAACGGAGACGAGTTTGCCATTACAAACGAGCCACCTACATCGGAGCGACTGACCGTCAATACACAGTATGCAAGTGGTGATCTGCTGTCTTTGGACGTTAGTTTTAATGATTTTCGGATCGTAAAGAGCGGTAGGCGAGTTGGTGCTTTCTTGGTAGACACCAAAGGTCTATCGGTCAACCTAGATGACATTTTTAGGAAGCAGCGTGAGGTGTTGACTACTGAATACGATTCCCCTACGGAATTCCCAGCATCCACGGCATCTTTAACGGTTGAAAGTTTTGACACTTCGACAGGCTTGATTACTGTCAACCGTGCATTCCCATTACGTCTTTATGTTGGGCAACGGGTGCAACTAGGTTCGACCAACTACTATGTTTTGTCGATTGATAGTAGCAATACTTTTAAACTCAAAGCAGCTAAAGTAAATACAACTGCCGTTACTTCTGGTATTGCAGTAGGCAATACACTTGTTGCACACTACGAGCTTGATGTGACCAACTCAGTGGCCGCTAATTTGCGACCAATTTATAGGTCAGAGCTTGTAATTTTAGCCAAACCATTTAATGCAACCTATTCAGCTTTAGATCCCACAGTTGAGTACAACGCAGAGTGGATGCGGCTTGTGAACACTACCAGCTCAGATGCTTATAGCGTTCAAACTGCACCAACGGTAAATCTTTATCTGACTAACAGAGTGAGCTAATGGCAACAGGATCTAACCTAATCAATACTTCCTCTAATGGTCAACCTTCCGACAATGAGGATCGTCCATTTAGCTTTGCTATTGGCACCCAGTTATTTCTAAACCCATCAGATAGTCCCACCAACGGAGTGGTTTCATTTAAGGCAGACGCAAATCTACTTGCGGGAAGTTTAGCCAGTGGCACTTCAAACATGTCTATCGGTTTTTCTACTGATAGTCAGCTAAACACTTTGGCTAGTTGGGGGGAATCATTTATCAGCGGCTCAAGCGCGGACAGGTTTCCGATTGGATTTGGGCGAGTTACTACTGCACCTCAAAAGATTGGAGTAAATGTTGAAGGGACACAAGTCGCGACCATCGGCAAACCACAGACAGCAGGAGCAGTCGATACAGCGAGCAATGAGATCTCACTGACTTCACATCCTTTTAATACTGGCGACCGTGTTGTTGTCACTTCTACCGGGGCGGTGCCTGGAGGGTTGGTCACTGGTACTGGATATTTTGTAATCGCTTCCACAGCTAATTCAATCAAGCTTTCTACAACGCGGGCCGGTGCAGTTGGGAACTCTGAGATTGATATTCAATCTGCGGGCTCCGGTACAATTACTGTAGCTTCAGATGAGATTTTTACTCTCACTAGGGCAGGCAGCAGCGGTACTGTCACTGTAAAAAAGGCCGATGTAATCATCGCGACTTTTACAAATACAAATATCAATAGTCCACTACGTCTGTTCTATTGGAATCGGGAGCAATCTGCCTCCTCGACGGATCCGGTACTAAAGGAAATCAAGGTCACAGGAGCCATCTGACATGGTCGCAACAAGAAACATTACCGATCTCAATGCGCTTGTCACGCCACAGGCTGACGACATCTTGCTGATTGTCGATCGGCTGAGCGCGACCAGCACTGAAGCGAAACAAATCACGTTCGGAAATCTCCTTGAAGCCTTCCAAGACTCTGTCGGTTCTCTGGCTACTGACAGTGCTAGCGTCGATTTCACTTATGACGACGCAAATGGCACCCTTACTGCAACAGTAGTCAATAATACTTCTACTCAGAAGTCCATCTTCCATGACGGGACTACTTCTAGTACACGTCAAGAGGGTCGCTTCATTGACGGTCCAGGTGTCAATGTCGTAGTTGCAGACGACTCAAGTAATGATCGCGCCAATATCACGGTCAACAATACAGGTGTTGTTAATGCAGGAAACAACTCTGTAAGCGGAACTAGCTTTAACTTTCTATCCGCCGTCACTGTCGAAGCGGATGGAAGTAAGACGCTTGCAATGCGTCCGCTCAAAGTCGGCTCTACCAAGCTGTCAGCAACCCTGAGTGACTCCAATCAGTCGCTGACGCTGGATGTCGCACCTGGCAATATCAATATCAATGATCTAAATACCGCAACCCCTCTTGGAGTCAGTACCGGAGGAACAGGGGCGTCAACAGCGGCAAATGCCAGGAACAATCTGGCAGCAGCCAAGTCAGGAGCTAACAGTGATATTTCGGCTTTAAGCGGATTAACGACTGCTCTATCAATTCCACAAGGCGGAACTGGAGCGACGACTGCGAGTGCAGCTCTTGCCAACCTTGTTGGCCTGAACAGCGTTGTTCATGTCGGCTCCGCTGGACAGTCTCTGGTTCACAGCACGCAGACGTTGGTATCTGGTGCCTACAGAGCAGAGCTGAAGGGTCTGAAGCCAGCTGCTGGGAACACGATCACGGTGACCACCGATGGCAGCGATTTGGCCGTGGGGGCCAATGCCAACAACATCCTCGATGCGATCACTGGAGCGCGGAACATCAACGGCGCTCGGATCACTGGAGCAGCGGCCCCAATCAACGGATCCGACTTGGCGACTCGCGCTTTTGTCGAGAGTGTCGCTCAGGGTCTAGACGTTAAGGAGGCCGTTAAAGTTGCAACCACTGGAGGGTTGGCCGGAACCTACGCAGGTGCGGGGCAAACACTTACGGCTAACAGCAACGGAGCCATTCAGGTTGATGGAGTCACTCTGAGCGCCGCTGATCGAGTTCTTCTCAAGGATCAGGCAGACGGCACACAGAACGGAATTTATACAGTCACCACTGTTGGTGACGGCAGTAACCCCTTTGTCCTGACCAGAGCACTGGACTTCAACACCTCTGCTGAGGTCGGCGCTGGTGCATTCATGTTCGTGGAGCAGGGCACCACCAACGCTGGCAAGTCCTTTATTCAATCTGTTTCCGGCCCCACTCTGGACACTGATGCTCTGACATTCAGCGTCTTTGGTGACTCAAGTCTCGCTAATGACTCGGTAGACAACGCCAAGCTTGCGAATCAAGCCCAGGCCACAGTCAAGGGCCGGGCTGCAGCAACAGGAACAGGTGATCCGGTTGACCTAAGTGCGAATCAGGTCGTTGGAATCCTGAACACGGCTTCTTCTCAAATCGATCAAGCCCGGATTGTGACTACTGGGCTAGCTCCGCTGGCTTCTCCAACCTTCACGGGGACGGTAACTATTCCATCCGGGGCAAGTATTAGTGGTTATGCGGCGCTTGGTTCAGCGCAGAGTTTTACAGCAGCACAGCGTGGATCTGTAAACACATTGTCAGATAACGCGGGAGGCAATGTGGCCATTGATTTCGCGGCTGCAAATAACTTTGAACTCACACTTTCTGGTGCAGCTAATAACACCAGAAACCTTGCAAATCCAAGCAATGTGGTGGCTGGACAGTCTGGAGTTATTACCGTTACGCAATCATCTAATGGTTCTAACTTGTTAACCTATGGTAGTTATTGGGATTTCAGCGGAAACGCAATCCAATTATCTGTTCTTGCAGATGCCGTAGACACTATTGCTTACTACTGCATTTCGGCAACAAAAATTAGAGCTGTACTGATTAAAGACTAATGGGCGTACCTGGATCTGCTGCAGCCTTGCTGCTTACCTCTTCAGAAGAAGAGACCGGCTTCTCTGTAAAACGCAGTTTACGTTTTAACGGTGTTGACAGTGGATATTTAAGTTATAGCCCTTCGTCATATGCCAACCAAAGGGTAATGACGTTTTCGTTTTGGATTAAATTTAATAAGGTAGGAGACCAGATAATTTTTGGTCAGGATTACAACACGTCTGGAAATTATATTACGGAGAGAAGTTTTGCCATAAATTATGCAAATGGCACGGTAGGCATCTCTGATTACGGAGCATCAACCGGGCCATTTAATACAGGCAGCGGCGCAGCTTGGACCCCTGGAAGTATTAATACAAATGCACAGTTCAGAGATCCTGCTGCCTGGTATCATATTGTCTTTGCAATAGACACTACGCAATCTACTGCTTCAAATAGGTGCAAAGTTTATGTAAATGGCGTTCAACGTGTGCTGAGCAGTCAACCCCAGCAAAATGTTTATTTGTCGTGGGGGAAAATAAAACCCAAATATATAGGTGGTCAGTTTTTGAATGGCAGTTATACCCGCTCTTTAAATGCTCAGATGGCCGAGATTCACTTTATTGATGGCACACAATACGCTGCCTCTGATTTCGGTGAGTTTGACGCCGCCACTGGTGCTTGGAACCCTATAGATTGCAAAGACAATCTTACTTACGGTAGTGAAGGATTTTATCTAAAATTTGCCGATAATTCATCAAACGCTGCGCTGGGAACGGACAGTAGCGGACAAAATAACACGTTTACAGTCCACAACCTAACGGCTAACGCAAGTGCCCTGCAAAGTCAGACTTGGAGCAATAACTTCACCACAACGGGAAACAGTGGCAACTGGAGTACGAATGCCAACTTTGCTGTTACAAATGCTTTTAACGGCGATGATTCTAATTATGCACATGGCAACCCTGACGGGTCAGTCGCTGCTGCAGTAACGCTAAGTATTAGCCCAGCTATTCCCTGCAATTCCTCTGTAACTTTTTTAGGTGGCGTTACGTCAAGTGGCTCTGGAACGATTTCAATAAACGGTGGAACGGCTACTGCTTTTACGACATCCGGTACTAATCCAACTGCTGCTAATACTGCAACTGTTTCTTTTAGTGGTGACATAACATCTATTGTCGTTAGCAAGACTTCAACAGGCGGACAAGGTTTGCTTGTTTATGGATTTAAAATTGATGGTGTGCGGCTTGTTGACTCTGGTGTTGCATATACCGCTGCAGGGGGCACCGACAGCCTGATCGACACGCCGACCAATTACACGGCATCGCCAAACAACGGTGGGAATTATGCGTCGTGGAATGGGGTACTTGGAGCATATTCTTCTCCAACTTTCACAAACGGAAATTTAGACGCCTCATCAACTGATAACTCTTGGAAAATTGTTCGAGCAAGTATTGGCGTGAAAACTGGTAAGTGGTACGCGGAATATACTACAACCGGAAACAACATGTTCGGGATTGACTCTGGTAAAAGTAATCCTGGTAGAACATACTATAATACCGAGGCAAGCATTGCGATAAGAACTTCTGGGCAAACTTTTATTCGCGGCTCTAATCAGGGGAACACTGGTTCAACAGTTAACGATGGAGCAACTGTTGGACTTGCACTTGATCTAGATTCCTCCCCTAAAACGTTTAAATTTTATATAAATGGGTCTTTAAATCAGACATTTAATCTCACGCATAATGATTTTAATGACACTCAAATATTTTTCTCTGCAGCATTGTACGGAAATGCGACGTTAGTGGCTAATTTTGGGCAACGTGATTTCAGTTCTACGCCGCCTGCAGGTCATGTAAGTCTATGCACAACAAACTTAGCCGACCCAGCAATTGCCAACCCCTCGGCGGCGTTCGACGTATTGAAATGGGACGGTAGTGGATCCAATCCAAGAACTCTTTCAGGTTTAAATTTCAGCCCAGATTTCGTCTGGTTAGTTAATAGAAGTGACGGCGGTTGGGGCCATAGCTTGTATGACCAAGTTCGTGGCCACAGTAAAAGGTTGGTTTCAAACAGTTCTGCTACAGAAGGCACAAACGACAGTTGGGGATATTTATCAGCCTTCACCTCTGATGGATTTACAGTTACCGGAGGATCAAATGGCGATGATCGGGTTAACGACGGCCCTGATACCTACGTTGGTTGGGCCTGGAATGCTGGAGCAAATAGCAATAGAACGTACAATGTTACGGTAGTTTCTGATAGTGGTAACAAGTATCGCTTTGACGGACACGGCACAAGTGCAGTAACGCTCGACCTCGAAGAAGGCAGCACTTATGTATTTGATCAATCGCATAGCAGCAACTCCGGTCATCCACTGCGATTCTCTACAACGTCTAATGGAACGCACGGCGGCGGCAGTGAGTACACAACAGGTGTGACTGTCACTGGAACGCCTGGGAGTGCAGGCGCTAAAACTACAATTGTTGTTGCTTCTGGCGCACCAACGCTTTACTACTATTGCACGCAGCACAGCGGAATGGGCGGTCAGATCAATACGAATAGCACTGCAGGTGCGACCGTGTTATCTGGCAGCCTGAATAGCTCGTCATATATGTTTGACGATTGGGAAAGCATGGTTACAGGTACATATAGCACTGATTATGGTTGGGGAACTTTATATCAAACGGCTAATGCTTTTGACGCCAATTTAGCCACAATGGTTATTGCTGACGTTTCTCAAGGTTGGACATTCACGCCATCAACTCCTATCGCTGGGTCTACAATTGAAATCTATGGGTGGAATGATGGCTGCCCAAACAATGGGTTAGTTATAAATGGGAATAATTATGGTGATGCTTTAGGTGCTGATCAAACTTCAGGTCAATGGTACACCTTGCCATATAGCACGCTCAATAGCATTGCAATAGTAAATGCTGGCAACGCAGGCAGTAATCATTTTCGTCTAATTGCAATTCGTATTGACGGAAAGATCCTTGTGCAAACTGGCACGTCAGTAACGAACGTGCCATCAACCTCTTCAACAGTAAAAGTCTCGCCAACGAATGGCATAAGTATCGTGTCCTATACGGGCACAGGTTCAGACGCAACAGTCGGGCATTCGCTAAATGCCGCTCCGGCTCTTTACCTAATTAAAAGACGAGACCAAAACGCTAACTGGCAAGTAAGTACAACTAAGGTTGATGGCACCCATGACTTTTTCAACTTAGATCTTGCAGGTGCAAAACAAAACAGTGGCAGACCGGCTCCAACTTCTTCTGTTTTTAGTGTGGGTTCAGGATCCGTTTTAAACGCGCAAAATGGCAGCTACATCGCCCTACTGTTTTCAGAGGTCGAAGGTTTTAGTTCCGTGGGTACTTATCGTGGCACTGGATCCGCCTCTGGTCCGTTCGTAGCATTATCTTTCGCGCCTAAATGGATCATGATCAAAGCTATTAGCAACGTTACTCACGGAAATTGGATTATTCACGACAAGACTCGATCGCCTTTTAACGTTTCCAGTGCAAATTTATACGCTAATTTGGATGTTCTGGAAGACAATTCATATTCAATAGATTTTTTAAGTAATGGTTTTAAAATAAGAAGTAATTCGTTCACTGGACATAATCAGAATTCTTCTCATTACTTGTATATAGCATTTGCGTCTCATCCATTTAAAACCGCAAGGGCGAATTGAATTTTGTTTTACCGAGGTCATGGCTCGGTAGTATTAATGTAAGAGATTTATTGTAATGCCGTACATTCTTGACGGAAAAACTATTTCCGAAAATGCTGCGTTTACTCACGATGGCATCCAGTACCCGGCTGGATGGATCAGAAGAGTTTCCGAAGAATCTCGTCAAGCCATCGGTCTGTCATGGCAGCCAGAACCTCCCCAGTATGATCAACAATTCTGGTGGGGTTATACCGCAGAAGGTGAATTAAAACCCAAGGATTTAGTGCAACTAAAGAAGACGTGGACTGAAGTAGTCAAAGACACTGCAGGTAAACTTCTTGCTAAATCTGATTGGGTAATTATCAGATCGTTGGACCCGAGTTCGGGTAACGTACCTTCTGCGGAAGTGCTTGCTGAAAGGTCTTTGATTCGCGAAAAGTCAAACTCTAAAGAGCAAGCTATTGCAGCAGTTGAAACAGTAGACGAACTAGCTGCCTATGTGACCAATGGTGATTTTTATATTTGGAGTGAACCAGAAGAAGTTCCCGAAGAAACCCCAGACCCAAGCGTTGTTATCGAGGACGAAATCGATTCAGACGAAGACCCGATCCTTTACTCGGCAGGAACTGTTTCTGGTCAGTATGTTTCTGAGTCAGGCGTTGACAGTGTTATTTTTGACGCCTAAGTCTATTTGACATCAGCCAACAATCGAGCCGTTATACGAGAGCTGCTTTCCACAAAATAAGCGAGCAAATCAACTGCATTCGCACTTTGTGTGGCATCTGGCGCAGTCCCGCCTACGAACTTCCAATTCGAGCCCCAGCTCAATGAGTACAGGGAGCTTGATGCTTGGGTAATGACAATACATCCGGCTTGCCCTGCGACCAGATTGCTCGGATTAGCGAATGTTGTTGCACCTGACAATGTAATAGAAAAGTTATTACTTAAAGAAAAATCGGCTGTAAGAGTGCCTGCGCCCGATAAGGCTGTAATGCTTCCACGTTGCGCTTTGGTAAAAGTCTGGTTTTGATCCGTTTCAGCGTGATTGCTAAGGCTTGCAGTGGTTGCATACCCCGCGATGCTGGCACCGCTGGGGATGGTTACTGTCCCTGTAAAAGTGGGACTGGCAATTGGTGCTTTGGCGTTAATCAACGTCGCGCTGGGAATGCCTGATATTGCAACGCTTACATCTGATCCGCTGTTGTCATAGATCAGAGTATCGATTTTTAGAGAACCGTAAGCCATTAAAATTTCCCCACTGTCCAGGTAGATGTTGCTGGTACTTCGACGGTTACACCGCTGTTTATGGTGACGCTGTAGAGCGACAGACCGTTATGCCCTGCTTGAAGCGTAACGTCGGCACTGATTGTTTGTGCGGCCTGCATAATTGGCCCACCACTTGCCCCGATTTCAATGATGGATTCGGTGCCGCTTACTGATTTCTTGACGAACAGTTTGCCGTCATGCGTATTGACCCCAATCTCCCCCAGGCTGAGATCTGATGTGCCCGGTTTTGCTCCAGATGTTGCGCTTCTTTTATGCAGTACGGTTGCAGCCATCAATATGTACCAGCATCCAGCGTGACATTGTCGATGGTGTTGCCAGAGCCTGTGATGGCGACGTTGGACATCACACGCGAGGCATTTAACACCTGCGTTCCACCGATCTGAAAGGTGCCACTGTTGACGATGTTGATCGGCTGGTTGAAGGTCCAAGACCCTGTTGCACTCAGCCACTGAATGGTCTTGTTGGTGGCTCCTGCGAGTGTGATGCCCCCTGAGTCTGCAGTGGTATCAGTCGGTGTGGAGGTATCGCCGAGCAGGATGTTTTTATCCTCGACACGCACTTCCGACGTGCTGATACTGGTCAAGGTTCCGTTGACTACGAGGTCACCGCCAACTGTTAGATCATTGCCGATCGTGACATCGTTTGGCAGTCCGACTGTGACTGTAGTGCCAGTGCTGGAAACATCTACCTCATTGGTTGTCCCTTGAACCGTGATGGCCCCACCCAGGTTGACCGTGCCTCCATTGATAGTGAAGGAGCTGTTTGTGAGTGAGGTGTTCGGGATTGACGCCAGGCTGAATACACCCGACGTTGAGTTGTAGGCGATACCCGTCGCGCTGGTTGAGCTGACTGCAGCTCTGGATCTGGCGTCGGTGTAGTACAGATTTGACGCTTCGCTGATCACCTGAGTGGTGATGCCCTGGAGCGTTGAGGCTCCAAAGTTGACAGTGCCTGTGAAGGTCTTATCGCCGTCAATAGTTTGAGTTGTACTGAGCGTTGTGAAAGACCCGGTTCCACCAATAGCGATGATGCTGGTGGCGTTTGCGCTGCCGTCGTCCCCAAAGCCGTAATACAGATTATTATCTGAGGAAACTTCGTTAAAGCAAATTTCGCCCGACTTGAGTGCTGCTGGAGCACCGGCTGAGCCTGACGCAGCTCGACGTTTAATTTGAAGAGTTACTGCCATTAGAATGCTCCGCCGTTAATGCGTAAATCGTTTTCTAAGAGTTGAGTGGGTTGAAATAAGGATCCGTCCCATTCCAATACTGCTCCTGCATTCCCATTATTAAGGTTGCCGATTGCAGTGACATTGAAGAAGGTTGCCCCCGAGAAAGATGGTCCTTGAGGGCCTGCTGCGGTCAAGGTGACAACGCTGGCAGGTGTCGGTGCTTGGGCGGTCACTAAAGCTTTAGTTTTGCTTACTGTGACTGTTGACGGAGAACCAACTTGTACTTCTATTTTATTGGCATTTGATTGTGAAACTGTTACTGACGTTGAAGCCGGTTTTGTAACATCAACCTTGTTTTGTAAAGTTTCCGAGACATCAATGATCTTTGATATTGGCCTTGATACTTGAACTTGAAATGTCATGGCATACCCGAGATTCCAGTGTCCAACTTGGTTCTACCCTGTAGTAGATAAAATCTATCGCCCCCCGGTTCAGTTATTAGCACGTCATATAGGCCATCAGTTGTGATACCTTGAGTGGTTGCAGCTGTCAATTTAAGGTTGAATTTGCCAGCACCTTGATCAGTAAATGTGCTGATAAAGGTTGCAATATCAGATCCACCTGTCCGATCAACAATTTTTGAGGTAACTGTGTACCCACTCATATTTACGCCGTTTCCAGCGGAATCTTTATATTGCAGATCCAGTAAAAATGTTGCGCCTTGATGGATTGTTATGTCAAATGTACCCGGATCGACCATAAAGTTTACCGCTTTATCCTTTATGTATTGTATCCACAGCTATTATTAATTTAGAGGGCCTAGTTAATTGGAACCAACACTACCACTCAGTATTGTTATATCTGTTGTAGGCGGTGCGGCTGCAGGTTTTTTAGCTCTTGGACGTAAGTTTGGTGATATGGAGATTCGTCACCAAACACACATTGAGAGGCTCGATCATCGCGTGGACAGTGTTGAGCTTAAACTTGCTAAAGACTACATTGAGAAAAGCGATTTGCAAACCATGATGGAACGCTTGGAAGACAGGATGGAGCGTGTTGACAATAAATTAGATCGTATTTTGTTAGGTTACGATAGAGACGCACACGGATAAATTTACAATGGGTATCATCGAGAGCCCTATTTTTTGGATTGTACTTGCCGCACTTAGTGAGATTTTGGCAGTAATTCCTAACGAGAAAGTCAAATCTAATTCCCTGCTTCAGCTCGCGTCCTCTGCGCTCAATGCGCTGTTGTCAAGCAAAAAGGGAAAGTAACCTGGCCGCCCGATGCTCAGGCGGTTACGTTTTTTGAGACACGATCAGCCTTTGAGAAGCTGCACCGAATCATTCAGTCGCAGAAGTTCTACAAGACTTTGAGTTCAAAGCTTGATCGCGAGGAGCAAAGGTGGCACGACTCCCAGCCAACTACATCTTCAATTGAACAGATCGAACATCCACCAGATGGTTCGATGGCACAGAAGCTGCTGGGCGGCTCTATTCAGATTCGTCACAAGTTCTTTAAAAGCGATGACAACAGGAAGGTTTGATCCAGGTAAGCTTCTGGACTTTTTTATTTGGTTTGACAAGGACAATCCAAACCATGTCGAAGCCGCAAAGCTTTTGCAAGAGGAATGCGAGGCACTAGATCAGGACATGATGTCGGACTACGCATCATGGGTTCGTCTTTATCGAAACAAGCGGGACGTTGCCGTTGCACTGAAGTTCACGCCTCAATTATTTGAGCGACTTACTGGGTATCCAGCCCGAAAGTTTGACGCTGAATTTTGCCACGACTGTGCTTATCTGTTTGAGGAAACAGGATTTAGCGATCACCTAGAGCCGTCAAGAATGTTGATGGCTAACCTCATGCACGAAAGTATGGGGTTTAAATATATGAAAGAGATTGCTTCGGGAGAGGCATATAACGGCAGGTTAGATCTTTCAAACACTGAGCCAGGTGACGGACCTAAATTCAAAGGCTGCGGACCCCTCCAGGTAACTGGAAGAGGTCATTTTCAGGCCTTTACTGATTGGTTGCGTGATAGCGAGGGTATCGACGATCCTAAAATTATGGAGCTGGGTACTAATTACGTTGCCAACAAATATCCTTTTTCAATTGCTGTTAATTGGATCAAGCGCAATAATCTTTTGAAAGTTTGTTTAGAAGATGGCTTTGACGCTTGTTGTTATCGAATCAACGGTGGCTGGAATGGCTTCCAACATCGTCTTGATTGCTACGAGATCTGTCGAAAAGTCATGAATTAATCCAATGATCAACAAAGACACTTTTATTGCAGGGAAACCTAAAAAGACCTCCATTGGTGATGGACGCCGCAAAGGATCTGATGCGGGACGAACTAAACGTTCACCTCGTCGTAAAGCTTACAGAGGTCAAGGAAGAGGGTGACTGATTTTCCTTGGGGAGTCTCTTCGATGATATTGCTGTTGTTAATTGGGACAACCTACGCAATCGTCACAATCATTAGGCTTGACGATTAGTCCTGTTCAATAAATCTTTTCCAGCCTGTTGCCCAGGCATAAATGTCAGGGTTGGATTCTAGTGGTGCCATTTCAGAGAATCCACGCTTCCAACCCTCACGACGCATAATATCTTCAATACACTCTTTAATTGAATTTAAATCTTCTAAAGATCCTGTGTATCGGAATCGAAGATATTTAGCTTTAGAGTCAGCCATGCCTAGTATGTGATCCCCCGTGGATCTCCTTATGCAGCTCGATTGCGGTCTCTAGGCTTCTCTTGGCTTTGAGCAAATCGTCTAGCTGCTTATCTGAATCTCCCTTGTATTTATGGGGGTAGCGTTGAATATACTTTATCGCGTTTACGGTAACAAACTTAAGCAAACCATCGGCACCATACATGCTCTTAGCAACATCGTATGGTTGAACTCCTTGATTGTAGTGATCAGGATTTTCTATTTTCGTCGTTACTTTTTCACCGACTGCTGTGTTCAGATGGTCCAAGCAAACGGAATGTTCTTCATATGAAGAAGGGGGGTCAGCCTGCAGGTAGTCCCCCCGTCCTGATGTGGTGTTGAACATTTAACGACTTTTGACTAACCCATATAACCGTTTTTCTTGTGAGCGTGTGCTGGTTTAATCAGCTCTCACGGCGGCAAGTACACGGCTTCTGGATATAGACCACTCCGCGATAGCAGAGCTGCCTTTGAGCGGCTTTCAGGGCCTGTTCCTTGTTGGTCCGGTTCCGAACGATCTCAAGCACGTTCATGGTGACTCCATGGCGTCCGACCCCCGTTGCTTGGTCGGATTTAGTGCAGCCCCGACAGGGCTCAACGTACTCCCAGTTTAGTAGCAATCGCTACTGTTTGCCCTGATACAAATGGAGCCAAGGAGACTCGAACTCCTGGCCTCCGCCGTGCCACGGCGGCGCTCTACCAGCTGAGCTATGGCCCCGTTTGGATGTGCCTTTCAGCACCGGACCAATATACAACAGCCGCCCTTCCAGGCCGCCCCGCTGCAGTGACAGGGGTCTGAGGGTTTAGGTGGCTTTCACATTCCTTGATAGTCCACCGACTTGCTGTTGGTAGATGATGTTGGTAGAGTCTGGTACACCTTGCTCCAAACCCACTGCAAAGACTGAGCTGAGACATTCATGGCATAAAAGT